TAACAAACCCAAACGCACACCTAACCACCCCACTAAAAGCCATGTTGTAGTCGCAAAAGAAGGCGATAAGGTAAAGACCATCAGATTCGGGCAGCAAGGCGTTTCTGGCTCTCCTGCTACTAAGGGTGAGTCGGAGTCAGACAAAGCCCGTAGGAAGTCATTTAAGGCTAGGCACGCGGCTAACATCGCCAAGGGCAAGATGAGTGCGGCTTACTGGGCAGACAAAGTTAAGTGGTAGATGAGTCATAAAGAGCAGACAGATTTCGTTGCGGCCGTAAAAGACAAGCACCCAGAGTTCTTCCGAAACAAAAGGGTGCTGGAAGTAGGCAGTCTAAACATAAACGGGACTGTTAGAGACTTCTTCACAGACTGTGAATATGTAGGCTGCGATCTCGGAGAAGGCCCAGGCGTAGACATAGTTTGCGCGGGGCAAGACCTAGATTTCCCTGACAACAGTTTTGACGTTGTTTGTAGTTGCGAGTGTTTCGAGCACAACCCTGCGTACCAGGGGACGCTGAGAAACATGGTGCGGATGCTTAAGCCTGGCGGTCTACTGTTCTTTACTTGCGCGACCACAGGAAGACAAGAACACGGTACGAGACGAACAACACCAAAGGATGCGCCGTTCTGCGGGGACTATTACAGGAACCTAGTTGCGGCAGACTTGGACACAACAAGAGTAACCGGCGAGTTTTCTACGCTAAACACAGACCTACGCTTCTATGGCATTAAAGACATCTGAACAGTTCCTGCGGGGAACCTACCTCACAGACAAATACGATCTTGGCTACCTAGAGAACTTCTATGACCAAGAGTTTAGTCAGGAGTCTGTAAAGCTGTTAGAGATCGGTGCGGATCGTGGAGGCAGCATTGCTCTCTGGCGAGATTACTTCCCAGAATCTAAGATATTTGCGGTAGATGTAAACGACTTCCCAGACCACGGAGCGCACAAGATCATTGCGGACGCATACGGGGATAACAGTTTCATATCTGATAACTATTTCGACATAGTTATAGACGATGGCCCACACACTTACGAGTCATTCGTTGCGGTCATACAGAACTTCCACAGGAAACTAAAGACAGGCGGCAGGCTCATAGTCGAAGATATAATAGTGCGGAACTGGGTTGAGCCGCTAAGAGAACTTGCAGAGAAGCACTACGCAAAAGTAGAGATTGCGGACATGACTGGTAAACAGAGAACACCCACCTTGCTAAACAAATGGCGAGATGGGCTATTCATCCTCAAGGCGATAAAGTGATATGGCTAGTCCACTTGGAACAATCTACAGTCGAGCAGATGCCCTAAAGCGGCAACTGTACGATATGCTGACAAACCCGAGAGATGCTGCGGCTATGCTCGGGGGAAGAATTGTAGAGTCAGGACAGCAAGCCCAGGCACTACAAGAGCAGACATTCGCAGACCCTAATAGACCATTCCGCGTCACAGACCCACAAGCGATGGCGCGGCTTACAGATATGCTTATGGCAGGGCCGATGGGGTTTGCGCCTGCGGGTATAACTGCCTACCACGGCTCTCCATATCTATTCCGACAGTTCGACCCCACAAAGGTAGGAACAGGAGAAGGAGCACAGGCTTACGGGGTTGGTGCTGGATATACTTCTGAAGGAAGGCCGGTAGCAGAAAGTTATCGTGCGAGTGTTGCTGCACAGAAAAGACAATCTGGGCAGGATGTGGGTGAGGTTACTATTGGCGGCAAACCTATAAATTGGGACAACCCAGAAGAAGTTGCGGCATTTGAACTTGCTAGACACGCTGGAGATAGAAAAGCTGCCGCAGATTTTCATGCGAGTAGATTTAAGGGGGGCGAAGAAAATCCAGCAGTAAAACTATTGCGGTCTGGAACAAAGTTGCCTAGTGTAGATATGCCTGGCTATCTCTACAAAGGAGACATCCCAGACGAAATCCTGCCTAAGTTTCTGGATTGGGATAAGCCGCTAAGCCAGCAATCAGAAGAAGTTAGAAATGCCCTAAAGCGTAGGGTTACTAATGTTGTTCCACAAGACAAGTTTGATATGGGTGGAAATGCAAGATTGCGGGATAACAGGGATGGGAAGGTTGATCCAACATCTGTTTCCCCGTGGTTAATGGAAACTACTGATGCAAGCGGCTCTAAGTTTTTTGGGTTAAGCCAAAAAGATGTTGACAGAATGTTTGGCGCAAAAGACGCTAAAGACTTAACCGGCGAACAAGTTTACGCAAGACTTACTCAAGACAAGGGATCACAACAGGCTGCGTCAGACTATCTAAACAGTATTGGGGTTCGCGGCATACGCTACTTAGACCAAGGCAGTCGCGGTACATCTGGACAAAGAACATCTAACTTTGTCCCCTTTAGCCCAGAAGATTTCAAGGTTCAAGAAATAAATGACATTCCTGTAGAGGACTGGATAAGCAAGGGATTGTTGTAAAATAACCACGAACACCCGTAAAGGATTCGGATGCAGATTGAGAAGATACCGTTAGCAGACCTTATACCGTATGTAAACAACAGTCGGACGCACTCAGATGAGCAGGTCGCGCAGATTGCGGCAAGCATAAAAGAGTTCGGATTTAACAACCCTGTCCTGATAGACAAAGAGGACGGCATCATTGCTGGCCACGGCAGGGTGATGGCTGCGAGAAAGCTAGGGCTAGAAGAAGTCCCATGCGTGCGGCTGGAACATCTCACAGAGACGCAGCGCAAGGCTTATATCATTGCGGACAACCGTCTTGCCCTAAACGCAGGATGGAACGAGGAACTACTCACGATAGAGTTGAACGATCTTCTTGCGGACGGGTTCGCTTTAGACATACTCGGGTTTGATTCCGACGAGCTTAAAAGCCTCCTAGACCCGATCACTCCAACAGAAGGGCTAACAGACGAAGACGAGGTTCCAGAGGTTCCAGAAGAACCCAAGACCAAGCCTGGGGACATTTACCAGCTAGGCAGGCATAGGCTTATGTGCGGAGACTCTACCAGCATAGATGACCTTGAGAAACTGTGTAACGGTCAACAGGTAGATATGTGGCTAACTGACCCTCCTTACAATGTTGCTTACGAGGGCGGCACTGGTTTGACTATTAAAAATGATGATATGGGGGATGATCAATTTAGACAGTTTCTCCGTGATGCTTATACTGCCGCAGACGCTGTTATGAAGGCAGGGGCTGTTTTCTACATTTGGCACGCAGACTCAGAGGGTTACAACTTCCGAGGTGCGGCTAAAGACGCTGGATGGACAGTTAGACAATGTTTAATTTGGGAAAAGTCATCATTAGTCATGGGAAGGCAAGACTATCATTGGAAACACGAGCCTTGTTTATACGGATGGAAAGATGGTGCTGGCCACCTTTGGGCATCAGATAGAAAGCAAACCACAATTCTCAGGTTTGATAAACCAAGGAAAAATGGCGAACATCCAACAATGAAACCAGTAGAATTGTTTGAGTATCAGATGCTTAACAACACCAAGGGCGGCGATATTGTTTTAGATTCGTTTGGTGGCTCTGGAACGACAATGATTGCTGCAGAGAAAAACGGTCGAGTTGGATATCTTATGGAACTAGACCCAAAGTATTGCGATGTAATAGTAAAGAGATGGGAAGACTTCACAGGCAAGAAGGCTGAACTTATAACTTTATCGGAGATATAAAATGGCAGAAGGAATGGGGCGACCACCTCATCAACCGACTGACCAGACAAGGCTACAAGCTAAGACTCTGGCTGCGGTTGGTATTAAGCACGAAGACATTGCGGCTAAGATCGGAATCAGCGCAGATACCTTAGTCAAGTATTACAAGCAGGAACTAGATGACGGTCGGGTGGATGCAAACGCGCAGATAGGAAAGTCTCTTTACGAGCAGGCGAAAGCAGGCAACACCGCGGCGATGATCTTTTGGCTGAAGACTCGTGCGGGCTGGAAAGAGACACAGGTACAGGAACACACAGGCCCAGACGGAACACCGCTGGTAGTAAATTGGCAGAAGTAGTCATACCGTACAAACCACGAGGGGCGCAGCTTGAAATTCACGAGGTTGCTGATAGAACTCGATTTGTTGTCTGCGTGGCCCATCGTCGTCTCGGCAAGACTGTTGCAGCAATCAACCACCTCATTAAGGCTGCGCTGCAATGCGAACGGGAGTCTCCACGTTATGCCTATATCGCACCAACCTACACCCAGGCTAAACGGGTCGCTTTCGACTACCTGACGCACTTTACAAGGCCGCTGAACGCCACGGCGAACATTGCGGAACTGCGGGTGGATTTCTTTGGTAGGAGAGTAAGTCTCTACGGTGCGGATAACCCAGACAGTCTCCGAGGCATATACCTAGACGGTGTAGTTCTGGATGAGGTCGGGGATATGAACCCGAAGATCTGGAACGAGATCATCCGTCCTGCCCTTGCGGATCGTCTGGGTTGGGCAATGTTTATCGGAACACCCAAAGGAGCAAACCATTTCAAAGATCTCAGGGATCGCGCTGCGACGGAAGATGGTTGGTCGCTACTGGAGTTCAAAGCTAGTCAGACTGGTATTGTCCCCGAAGCTGAGCTACAAGCTGCGCGGCGAGAGATGGGAGATCAGAAGTATTTTCAAGAGTTCGAATGTTCGTTCGATGCCCCGGTTGAGGGCTCGTACTACGGGACAATACTTAACAACCTCGCTGAAGAAAGATTTAAGGAAATCCCAAGGGACGATCTCTGCAAAACATTTGCGGCATGGGATCTGGGGGTGGGCGACTCTACGGCAATATGGATTGCTCAAGCGACCGGTCAAGAGGTTCGTCTAATGGACTACATCGAGAACCACGGTCAAGGTCTAGACTGGTATGTGCGGGAACTAACCAACAGAGGCTGGCATAAGGCTGCACAACTCCTCCCTCACGATGTGGAGGTACGAGAGTTAGGTACTGGCAGAAGCCGCCTAGAGGTTCTTAGAGACGCTGGATTGGATTGCACAGTAGTACCTCGCCTGGGTGTGGACGATGGCATACAGGCGGTCAGAAGGCTTCTCCCGAGGTGCTGGTTTAATATGCCCAAGGTTAAGCAAGGTCTAGACTGTCTTAGAAACTACAGGCGGGAATATGACGAGAAGCGAAATGTTTTTTATGACAAGCCTTTGCATGACTGGGCTTCTCATGGCAGCGACAGCTTTCGCTATCTGGCAGTTGGCATGGATACAAATAGCAACTGGGGAAAGCCTCTTACCGTTACAACTAAATGGATAGTTTGATATGGCAAAGATGAACGAATTTGAGTTAAAAGCGATTGTTGAGTCTGAGATCGACAATGCTTTGGGCTACATCGAGACGGAAACGACGGAACAACGGCGTAAAGCCCTACAGTTCTATAACCGTGATCCATACGGTAATGAGGTCGAGGGGCGGTCGCAGATCGTTACAGGTGAGGTTGCGGAGAGTATTGACGCTGCCCTTCCTGCCCTTCTCCGTGTCTTTACCCAAGGCGATGACATCGTGCGTGCGGAACCCTCTGGGCCAGGTGATGAGCAGTTGGCCAAGCAGATCACGGAGTATTTGAACTACATTTTTTACCGCGACAACCCTGGTTTCTCTGTGTTGAACATCTGGTTTAAGGATGCCCTTCTACAGAAAAACGGCGTGGTCAAGGTTTGGTGGGATGACAACAAGGACATCCAGACCGAGGAATACCAAGACCTAACTGAGCAGGAAGTGGCGATGATGCTTGCGGACGAGACTGTAGAGATCGTCGAGCAAGAGCAGAAACAGGTAGGTGAGGTTCCGCAGGTCACGCAAGACCCGATTACTGGTCAACCCATCCAGACCGTTATCCCTCTGTTTGCCTACGATGTAAAGATCAAGAAGGTTAAGAGTTTCGGTCAGGTGCGGGTTGAGAACGTACCGCCCGAAGAATTTATTATCAGCAAGAAGGCGCGAACCATTGCGGACTCGCCCTTCTCTGCCCACAGGAAACTCACAACCAGGTCAGAACTGGTAGCAATGGGCTTTCCTGGTGACATTGTGGATAACCTCCCGACCTATGAAGACCTGACATTTACTCCTGAGCGTGTTGCGCGGTACTCACAGGGCGAACAGCCGCTAGACCGTGAGACTGTGGATAAGTCCATGCAGGAGATAGAGACGTTTGAGTGCTACATTCGGACGGACTTCGACGGTGATGGGATTGCGGAACTCCGCAGGATTTTCTACGCTGGCCACGAGGTACTAGAGAACGAAGAGATAGATTACAACCCGTTCTGCTCTATCTGCCCGATCCCGATGCCGCACAAGTATTTTGGCCACAGTCTTGCGGATCGGACGATGGACATTCAGTTAATCAAGTCCACGATTACCCGTCAGATACTGGATAACCTGTATCTCACGAACAACGCTCGGGTGATGGCTGTAGATGGCCAGGTGAACCTAGACGATCTACTAACAGTTACACCTGGTGGCATAGTGCGGGTGAAGAATCCCCAAGCGGTGTCTCAGTTGGCTGTGGCTCCCGTTGCGGGTCAGTCTTTCCCGATGCTGGAATACTTAGATCAAGTCCAGCAGAAACGGACGGGCATCAACCAGAACAGTCAGGGGCTGGATGCGAACATTCTGCAAAACACTACGGCAGCGGCGATTGCGGCAATGCAAAACGCTGCGGCTGGCAGGATAGAACTGATCGCCAGGACATTCGCTGAGACGGGTGTTAGAGACCTGTTCTTAAACATTCTGCACCTAACCACCAAGTACCAGAACAAGCCCCGTATCGTCCGACTCTCGGGTAAGTATGTAGAGGTTGATCCTCGCCAATGGAAAACCCAGTACGATGTGCGGATAAATGTGGGTCTAGGAACTGGCACAAGAGAGCAGCAATTGGCTATGCTTGCGATGGTGTTACAGAAACAGGAGCAATTACTTGGATCGGGTGCACTTGGTCAAGCTCTGGTTGGCGTCTCACAATATCGATCCGCGCTGGGCAGATTTGTCGAAGCAGCTGGTTTTGTCGATTCCGCTGAATTTTTCCGAGAGTTACCGCCCGAGGCCGAACAGGCGATGGCAGCGCAGGCGGGACAGCAGCAGCAACCCGACCCCGCTACCCAAGCTCTGATGGCTCAGACGCAGGCACAAGTACAAGCGTCCCAAGCAAAGGCTCAAGCCGATATTCAGGTGCAGCAGATGAAAGCCCAGGCTGACATCCAGTTGGCCAGGGAGAAGGCTGCGGCAGAGATTCAGTTAGCCCGAGAGAAGGCCGAGGCAAGTCTGCAACTGAAGATTGCGGAGTTCCAAGCCGAAGCCCAGATGAAGGCAGCAAAGGTCGGTGCTGAGATCACAAGCAATGTAGAGATTCCTGGGGAGCAGCGCATTTGAACTATGCCGAGAGAGCCAGGGC